ACTAATTCAGTTGCTCTTAAAGAAGCATCTCTTTGAGATTCAACTTTAAATTCTTCTTTCATAGCAAGTCCTAATGATGCAGGGTGAAATACTCCACCGTATGAATCATCATAAGCATCAACAGTAATATTAGCATTTTCAAATACATCAATACCAGCGATTCTGCCGATATATCCGTTTCTTAATGCTTCGTTACCAATTTCCGAAATCGCAGTTGCAGTTCCTGAATATCCAGCTTGAGTTAAAGTCTTTTTCAAATTGAATAATGCTTTAGGGTGAAACACTCCGTAATATGGAGCAGGTACATTTGCAGATCTTAAGATTGCTTGTGCTTTGAAAAGCAAGTCAGCAGTTAATTCTGTTCCAGCACCACCTTGATCTGAAGCAGATGCAAAGTCGTCTAATAGATTTACTAAATCAGTATCTACTTTTTTAGCAATCGCTTCGCCGAATAATTTACCAATGTCAGCACCAACATTTCTTGAAGCTGAATTAGCGCCAAGATCCGTAAGTGTAGTCATCACGCCAACTTCAGAAGCTGTGATAGTAGCTGAAGTAGGGTTCACTGCTGTATTTGATAAATCAGTTGCTTCATTTACCGCAGCAGCCGATATAGTAGGGTACACTGGTACTTCTACTGTTTTTCCTGATCCAACGATTGGATAAAGAGTTACAAGAGGTCTCATTACTGAAGTCTCTTGGAATGTGAATATAGCTTCTTGAGTTATATTCGTAAATAGTTCACTTAAAGTTGAACTTGTTGTTTCTGATGCCATTTTTTTATTTTAGTTAGTTGTTGTTAGTTGTTATTTTCATTTTAAAATTACCCTGATCTCTATGTTTCCTCATTTCAGCATATAATTTTCTGTCATTAGGATTACTTAAATCAAGATCACCCATTGTAACGGATTTGGGAGAAATTCCACCAATCTTACTTTGTGAACCACTACCACTTTGAGTAGCCATCACGTGATGAGGATTGTTTTTTAAATATTCGCTTACCAAATCATTTACTGACATCGGTTCGCCTTTGTCTGAGTATCTAGGAGTTCCATCTTCGTTGATAACTTCAACAGAACCTTGTTCAGATAGTCTAACATTATTTCTAAGTAACTGTTTAACTTCTGCTGGTTTAACAGCTTTCAGTCCACTAGCTACATTGACTAATGTTTCATCTATACGAATCCTTTTTAATTCAGATTCCAACGATTGAATTTGTGAATCCTTTTTTGACACTGTTTCCTTCAGAACTTTATCAAACTCGCCACGTTGTTTAGCGATTTCTAGTTCCTTATCTTTTTTCTCTTGAAGTAACTTCTTAGCTTCTTCAATGTCAATTCCATCAAGTTTATTAGATACAGTTTTTTTATAACGATCTAATCTTCTTTGAACTATTTGTTCTAACTGATCTGCAGTAAAAACTTTGTTCTCTATTTCTTGATTTTCAGAAACTTCTACTCCAGCAGTTTTCTGAGATGCTGTATTCTCAACCGAGTCTTTTTTAACTTGCTCGTTCATAACTTACTCCTTCTATATTGTTAAGATTATCAAATATCAAGAAGATTGATTAAATGCAAGATTAAATAGTAGAATTACCTTCATCATCTACCCAGCTTGGATCAACTGGTTGCCAACTATGTCTGCAATTATAACCACCTCTTACTATAAACGGACTACCTTGATCTCTACCTTGTGCAGTATCATTAGCCCATATTTGATTGATTTCTTTTTCAGTATAAACTTTACCGGTATGTTTTCTGCAAAAATCTCTAGAGTCTTTAATAATAGAACCGTAATATAAATAGCTACTTAATCCTAATTCGTCAGCTCTAAACTTAGCCAACTGACCATCAAAGCCCATAATAGAATCAGTTACTAATAAACTAGCATATTTAACAAAGCTATCTCCTTCTGTGTTCCTTCCATAAACTTGTTTAAGTTCGTCAATAGCTGTATTTACTTCAGCGCCATCTGGATTGTTAGAAATATATTCTACTAGCTGTTGTGCTTTTTTATTATCTGAGAATTGATAAATACCATTAATTTTTTCTCTAACAGTTTGCACCATATCATTAAACGATCTACCAACTAATGTTGATTGATAAACTTCACCAGCTAAAGTGTTGGCTAATTCATTTCCTAGATTTTGAAAATTAGTGAACGCTAATCTTTTTAATTGCTGAATAACAACTAAGTCAGCTTCAGTTATACTTTTAAATTCAGGTGGTATAGGTAGCTTTCCATAACTAGCTACGATAACTCCAGCAATCTTATCGTAATCTTTTATAAATGATTGAACTGGTTTTAAATATAGTTCCTCTATTGCTTGTTGTAGTCTTGGTTTTATTTCTATTGCGAGTCTAGTAGAATATAATTCGCCAGTTCTTGTAGGAAGTTCAGAAGCTATATTAACAACTTCTCTCTCTAATCTTTGAATTGTTTTAAATAAAAGTTCTTGATGTTGTGCTTCTAAATTATCTAATGCTTTTTGTCTTATCTCTTGTAATTGCCTAAGGATATCTTGTGCCACATTAAATTGTAGGTAAAGTTATTGGTTGTTGTGCAAACTCTCCTAGTGCTTCTGTGCCAGAATCTATTTCAATATCAATCTGTTCTAATGTAGTATCATCTTCAATAACAGTTCTAGCTATTTGTTTATCAATCTCTTTAGCAAATGTAGCTGATTTAATATTACTTGCTTTTGCTTGTTGTAATAATTCTAAGTCAGTTGCCCAATCTCTAATGTCAAATGATTCAGGATATTCAATCTCTCCATCAAATACTGTTTCTTGCCAATCAGCAAATAATCTCCAAATTTGTTCTTCAGCAAGTTCCATTAGTTTAGACTTTTCAGATAATCTTGCGTTTAACAATTCAAATTCAGTTCTTAAAGCAATACCAGATTGTACTCTTTCAGCAGTTGCTCTTAAAGTTCCTACGTGAGTAAGACGATTGATAGCTTCTACTTTATGATTGATTGATCTTAATACACCGTCAAGATTACTTCCGTTTGGTTGTAAAATATATGGTTTTAAATTTGCGTCAAGGTTTTCAGGAATCTCAATTATAGAACCTGCACCTGCACCAGCGTCAGTATCTTTTGTTTTAACTAATGATGGGTGATTGCTTAATCTAATAATTTGTTCAATCTCAGAAAATTCATTGTAAATTGCTTTTTGTAAATCTGCAACGTCAGTTAAATCAGAAACTCCTAATCCTCTCATTGGGCTTCTTTGGTTATATAAAATAACTGCTGGTATTTTCATTAAAGGATTTGGTAAGGAACTTATCAATTTAGGTTCGTCTCTATTAGTTGTTGATACAAATACGCAATCAATTTTATCTTGATACCAAAGTTTATAGTATTCGCCTTCAGCAGTTTGTTCTTCTCTAATTTTTAAATAATCTAAGTAATAATAACCAGCTTCATTTCTTTGGTAATGCCAATCAAGTACATTTTCAGGAGTGTAAATATTTAAGTATGGTCTAATTCCTTGATCTAGTTCTTCTGCTCTAGTCATTACGTTTGTAGATGGCTTATCCATAAGTAACCAAACGTGACCATAGATAGAAGCAAATCTTTGTGCTTCTCTCATCAATGCTTCAAATGATCTACCTTCTAAATCAGCATCATCTTTAAATTGTTCTACTGTCATATCTTCTTCAAGTGAACCTAGTTGTCTAACTGGTTCAACTCTAAATAAGAATGATGAATAGATGTCTATAATATTGCGACAATGATTGTCTAGTGGAGTAAAGTTAATTCTTTTGTGGTATTCATTTTCAAATTCTAATTGGTAAGGTTGTAAGAATTTTCCGTCTTGGTATTCTTTGCCACCTAGATATGATCTAATAAAATATTCCCATCTAGGAATCATACCTTTATAGTGTTGATGTTGGTTTTCTATATCTTGTCTTGAATATGCCATTATGAGAATCTCTTAGGTTGTGATTTAGGTAGGTTAGAAGTAATTGGGAATAAATAATCTATTGCGTAACCTATTGCGTCAGTCATATGATCGTAACCATTATTTTTTTCTGGTTGATTTGTACCCTCTTTATAGACTTGTTTCATTAAACTATTTATTAGAGTTTTACAAGAATGATCTATAAATATAGATCGCTTTCCGTCAAAACTTTTTAATTTTGAATTAACAGCATTAATTCTATCCCTTATTAAAGGGTGACTAGACTTACATTTAACATTAAGCCCAGCATTTTGCAATATAGTTAAGTCAGTTCTTCCACCTGCTGAAGTTTTACGTTGTCTACTAGCTGGATCAGGATAAACAACTATCTTTTGTTTAGGGTATCTACTAAATAATTCATCAACAAACTCATCAGTATTTGAACTGTAAATAACTATCTCATCAAAAACTTCTATGATGTTATTCTTAATATGAAACAAACAAGCACTCATCGGATCAATGTTAAAATCCATACCCACGTGTATAACTGCATCTTTATCATATTTACATTCTTTAATATTTAACTCTCTATCAAAGTTATAATAAACAACTCCAGCATATGTTTCAAATGAAGCTAAATATTCCTGTCTAAATGTTCTCTCATCTAAATCTTTTTTAGCTTGGTCAATTTCTACTTGGTCTACCTGACCACCTTCTAATGTTGTGAATTTAAAAGACTTCCATTCTTTATCATCGCCTAATCCTCTTTGATAAATGTTATATGACCAGCTACCAAATCCTCTTGGAGTTCCTGTAAATAGAACGTGTCCGTTTACGTGCTTATCAGAAATGGTTGGTCTTAAAACTTCTGACCACGCTTCTTCTGGTATATCGGCAAACTCGTCCATTACTAAAAAGTTTAATCCTACACCTCTTAAATTATCTGGAGATTTATCAGCACCTTTTAAACTAATTTGACAACCATTTTTTAAAATTAATGTTAAGTCTGATTCGTTTGTGTATTTCACCCATCTACATTCTGTTACTTTTTTCTTTAATGGTTTCCACATAATCTCCTTACTCATTCTGTAAGTAGGTGCTACGTAGAATATCTTTCCGTTATTATTTCTTGAAGCAAATCTTAACAACTCGTACATAGCTAAATGGGTTTTACCAAATCTTCTTCCTGTAATAAGAACTCTAAATCTATTTGGTGAATTATATACAGCTAATTGTGCTTTACTAAATGACATTTAATAATCCTCTATTTATTAATTTAGTTATTACTTCTTTTTCTAATTTAACATCGTGCTTATAACCCCTGCTAGTTCCGATATTATTTACTTCTTCCATTGTGTATCTATTTTTAGTTTTAAAGAAATCAAAAGCAGTAATTGTTAGTTTGCAATTACAATAATTAATTAGCCAATAAATAGAAACAAAGCCAGTAGTTGGCGTATTGTAATTATATAGTTTGGTCATTGTGTTATATTCTTCAATATTCCATAACCAAGTTCTTTGCTTAATTTTATCAGGCATACGATTAACTCTACTTCCTTCTTTATCAAAGTTTAATCTAACTATGTTTTGTATTCTTGGCAGTTCTTTTAATCTATTATGACCTTCATTTACTAGGTTGTTAATCCATACATCACATGGACTGTCTTGTATTCCAAGATTCATTCTAACTATTGAATTGTAATTGTCGTAATTTATATCTGCTAACTTTTCACCATTACCAATAAGTAAAACATTCTTACCTTTAAAGTATGGATATGGATTAAACATTTAATTTACTTCTAATAATTTTTTTGCCTTCATCTCCAGTCCAATGAATAGTCTTGGCTATATCATTATTCTTACCTAATCTTAACCCATGATAATTGTCTGGTATTCTATTGATCTTAAACTCGTGTGCTACTTTGTTAAATGCTTCTTGATCTGATCGTTCTTGTCTCATCTCGCATCTATCAAACCATTTATTTAAAACTTGTTTATCTCTAATACCCACTATTCCAGTTTGCCATCTATCAGTTCTAACTGCATGATCTTTGCTTATAAGGTAATCATCTGTGAGCATATCAAACAAATCAGATATATCTTCTTTAATTTCTATGTCGCAATCTAACCAAATTATTTTATCTGCTGGTACTTTTTCTATTGCTTTAGGTTTATAAAACCAAGTTCTGCCATCTGAAGCAACTAAGAATGAATTTGGATATTGTTTTAACATTCCAAAGTTAGCTATGTATAATGGAATTTTAATATGCTTATGATAATCTTCTAAGAACCAATCTAAAATGTCTATATAATCTTTGTCAGCACCAGTAACAAAAGCTTTTAACATTTAGTTTACTGACTTAGATGAGTTCTCCAAATCTTCTTCTAATTTTTTAATTATTAAATTTAATCTTTGTATTTCTTCTTTGCTAATATCAGCTTGTTTCATAAGTTCATAAATTCTAACTTCTAAGTCGTGGCTTCCTCGCATTTTTTTATCTAGCATCTTTGGTTTTGTCCTTTCACACATAATTGTTTCACTTCTTTTTATTCTGGTATATCCGCAAGTATCTTCTTCCTAAAGCTACTGCTTCTGATTTTCTTTTTCCACGATAGCCCCATACTTCAAGTGCTAATTTTAATCTAGTTTTTCTACCTTTATTATCAAACAGTCTACCTCTACCACTTCCCATTCTAACTAGGAAACTTCCTTTGCGTCTATATTCACTCAAGCTATTTGGTCTTGATCTTACTGGTGGTCTTAAATTGCTACCAGTTGCTCTATTAATCCTTGCTCTACCATAGGCAGATAATCCACCTTTAGGGTTTTTAAATCTTTTAGTTATTCTTATCATATTTTTTCATACTAAAGCTAATTGGTGCTTTTTTCTTAACAGTTAAATTATGTTTCTTCATTAGTAGTTTAACAATACACTGGTTACACGCTTTTACTTGTTGTTCTAATTTATTAGTCATTGGTTTCATACAGAACAAACATTTCATATAATATCAGTAATTGGTAGTGGACTAAAATCTTCACCTATATTCTGGTCGTTTTGACCTAACATCTGCTTACCTAGCCATATAAGCATAGTTGTATTTCCTGTCATAGCCACGTCAAATTGCTTCTTCCTAAGTCTAATTTTTCCGTCTGACTTTCCTTTTGCTATTTCTACCGAATAATTATTTGAAAGAGTATCAGGATCACACTTAAAGAAATGTGCCATCTCTTGAATTGTACAATGATAACTTGCTAATGTAATAACCTGTTCTCTATCTAGAACGATAGCTGGTCTACCTGCTTTTCTTTTTTCTTTGTCCATAATTAACCGATAATGTAATCGTAATTATGGGTATTATTACTTTTTGAGTGATTTGTAAAGAAACTCTAATAATTCTTGATTTTGATAAAGAATATGACACATTCCATTTGCGATTGAATTACATACAACTTCTTCAGCTTTTAAAGGCAAATCTAGCTTGTATTCATCGTGTATCATATGACATAGTTCGTGCAATAATGTGTTTGTCATTTGGATATTATCTAATGATTTATCTATTGTTAGGGTATTGTTGTCGCAATCAAACTCACCGAATATCTTTTTCTTAGATGCTGTTTCGTGGTCAATGTAATCTAACTTAATGAGTCTGCTTCCAAAGACTATCTTGTTAGGTAAAGTCATTTCTTTTTTTTAGGCATCTTTAGTGGTTTAGGTTTATAAATCCTGTAAGAACCTTTAGTTTTAACTTTGTTTGTATATAGTTTATTTAATGATGTAGATGTAGTTTCGTTGCTCATATTTTATGTTTAATTTTATTAATCATACGGATTATCTCAGTTCGGTATGTTTGGGAAGTAGAATAATTTTCCAATGTTTCAGCTAATTTTACTGGATCTTTAGTTTTGTTTCTTAATCTTCTAAAGTCTGAATAATGGTGATTGTTATTTAATATACTAATATAGTCTTTTGTTGATTGGCATTTACTTGAATATGTTTTGATTCTCCAATTAATTGAAGCGTCTTGCTTATTTGGCAATATACCGTTCTTACTCCATATTCTCACGCCAAAAATATTATTGCCTTCCTTAGCGAATCTGCTTGTACCATAATCGGATTCAACTATTGCCTGTGCTATTATAAGTGCAGTAGGAACTTGTTTATCTTTTTGAATATCTAAATTAATAAACATTATGCACTTTTTCATACTGTCTATAAATTTATCTGATGAGGAGTTGTCTATTTTTGGTTCAAAGAAACCGATTGCTTTTATTTGCTTGATTGTGTCTTGCCTAATTTTCTCTTTGACCGAATCATTAGGAAAGTAGCTTCCTATGAGAAACACTAATAATAGAAATATTCCTATTAGTGAATAGTCGTGAAGTTTCTGTGAAAGAACTTTCATATTCATTTATTTCGCTGGTTGTGATAACCTTCCAGCTTAATGCTTATCTTTAATTGATTTTATTCTTCGTCAGAATCTTCTTCGTCTGACATATCAAGATCATCTTCGTCTTGATCTTCATATGAATCTTCTTCTTCATATTCATCAAGTGATGATTCTATTTTGTCTCTGATCTTTGCGTTTAGATCATCAGCCTTATCCAACAACTTTAGAATTTGCTCTAGTGTTTTGTCCATAGCAATTACTCCTTTGTAGGTTAATGTTTTCTCAATAGATTAATAGTTAAACTATTGCAATATATTTTATTTAAAGTGATTTGTTTTATATTAAAAGTCTAAATAAACTATTGATTTTAAAGACTATTTTAAATTCTGCTGTCTCTTAATCTTACTTCTGGAAACTTCCCCTTCTTACTCGTGTTGCGTTTGCAATAGTGTGGAAAAGTATTTAACAACCATTGAACTGCTTTTTCTTCGTATTCTACTGTGCGATAAGTTTGTATTCCACCATCTTCAGAATAATATTTTGTATTCGGCGCTACATAATTAAATCTACCAACTCCACCATCAGCAACATAATATCTTATACTTCTTTCGTAATCTTCTTTGCCATATTCTGGGTTTGTAGATACATATGCTTTTTTTTGATAAGTATTTCTCCACCCATAAAAACAAGCAACAATATACTTCAAATTAAAACTAACTGTATTCTTTAAAAAAAATGGATTTAATACTGGATTAACACCCCACATATCAATTTTTTTAGACAAACAAATTTCAAAGGCGTTATTTATAAATTCATTTAGGTTTAATAGTGTTGTTGTTTTTTTATCATCAATTTTCATTTCAATATTTTTAATATCGTCATCTATTCCTAATACTAATTGATTTTCTTTGTAATAATTTACTATAAAATTTCTTTGAGTATTTACGTGCTTTTGATTAGTTACTATAAAGTTAATTGGATAATCTGCTAAAGATTTTTTGTATTCCGGTAGTTCTTCTCCGTCAGATAAAAATAAATCAACTTTGCTAAAATCTATGTCAGTTTTTGCTAAGTAATTGATTGTCTTGTCTTTTATTGTTTTTGCTCTTTTAATACTTGGTATAGCTATTCTATAATCCATTTATTGAATCACCAGCTTTCCTATTTTTAGCAATCTCAAGTTCCTCTTTAGCTGAACCACAATGAACCATATTTTTTCTGTAATAACAAACTACTGATATTCTTTCAAAAGGTTTGTCGTGTATAAATTCGGTATTTCCGTGTAGTTCGTGTACGTCAAATAAAGCTAAATCACAATTTTGAACATTAACTGCTACCCCATATTTAGGAAGAACTGTATATCCACCTTTATATGTACCAGTAGATAATACGCCTAAGTTTCCAAACCCTTCTAGTAAATCTCCAGCGTCATAATGACAAGCTGTTCTAAAATTTCTATTTACTGTTACTGTTGAAAATACTGTATTAGGCATTCTAAAATCTTCGTTAGTCAATTCCCATTGTTTTCTTTGGTTCTCCCAGCGCTCAGGCAACGCCTTTTTAAATAGTTCTGAAATTAATTGGATATAAGGTAATGAACTTTTATAAGTATCAAAATTTTTATAAGTAAATTCTGTTGTTCTACAATATGGAATTCTTGGGTATCTATCAGCATAACCTATAACGCTTGATTCTACTGCTTTAGCTTTCGGACTATTAGATAAAGTCCCATCTTTCTTTAAAGGTATAAATCTATTTCCAGTTATTTTGCCTACTGTCATTCCGTCAAATTTATCTCCTACTTTTAAATCCTTAGGGAGTTCTCCAGAAGCCATACCTCTGTTATTAGATTTAGATATTGCTTTGCGTAAAGAGTAATATGCTTCTTTAGCTATGTTCGCAGGAATACAGTTCTTTAAAAATACTGCTAAAGGGTTTCCATCTGGTTTTAAAATAATAGTATTATCTTCTGCTACTACTTTTATGTAGCTTTCATCAAGATATTTTCCTTCTAAATCTTTGATCTGCTGATCGTTAAGAATTTGTTTTGCTATTATTGTATTCATTTTCAACTGCTTTAAAAACTGTATCTGTAAGATTATCAATCTTATAAACACTTTTCAAGTAATCTATCATCTCTTTTAATTTTGGTTCGCTATTGCTATCTAGAAATAATTGAACCATTCTTACTTGTGAGTTTGGTGCTTTAATTTCTCCCATATCAACATTCTGGAAGTTATTATTAGCTGGTTCAAATACTGGAACTACATCTTTAAATAGATCGTCAATTTCTTTTTGGTCAAAACCTAAGATAGTCTTATCAAAGTTTAAGGTTTCTAATTCTTTAATTTCTAAATCTAGTAATTCATTATCCCACAATGAATCTTCATTAAGTCTATTGTCAGCAATCCTATACGCTTTAGATTGTGCTTCTGTTAAGTCTGCAACTAATACAGGTACTTTGTTTAATCCTAATTTTTTAGACGCTTCGTACCTTGTATGACCGACAATGATTGTTTTGTTTTTATCAACTACTATTGGTTGCTGAAAGCCAAACTCTAAAATAGAACTGGCAACTTTATCTACGTTTAAATTTTTTCTAGGGTTATTA